CGGTTTGGATGCCGGGGAAGAACACCGAACCACGATGGTCGAACGGTTCAGCCGAGCTGATACCCGCTTGCCAATCGGTGTTACGCGGCTTGACGTGACGGAACTTGGCATTGTGGTTGATGAAGCGAGCCACAACACGGTAGTAACCGTTGTCCGGCGCATAACCGGTACGCATCTTCTCGCCACCCATGTAGGCAGCAACCTTGACCGCGAAGTCCACGGAGAACGGCAGGATGCCGTCGTACTGGGAATCGAGGTACTCGCCAGCGTGCTTCATGACGACTGCACGGCAAGCGCCGGTGTTGTAGAACTCAGACTCAGGAACCAGAGCCAGGGCATTACGCAGCGTAGCGCCGATGCTGGAATCTTCTTCCGGCGTGTTCAGCGGCTCGAGGACGTCCTGAGTGGCAGCCAGAACCCAAGCATCCGGACGGACGCTCATGATGTTGGCCATCAACTGCTTGGTCGGTAGGGTGAAACCGGTGTCGATGAACGCCGACATCGGGTAGCTGGCGCGGTCAGCGTAAGGGATCTCGCCCTCGCCGAATACGTTCAGTTCGCCTTGTACGGCAGCGTCGTACGCCTCAGGGCTGACGTCACCGTCAGAACCACCGAGCAGCCAGTGAGTGGCCGAATCACCGAAGAGCACACCACCAGCAGACGGACCTTCGACCTTGATCGAGTAGTACGGTACGCCGTTGATGTCGGCAGCGCCGAAGAGGTTGATCGAATGCTCAGGCGTGGCGTCAGCAGAGATCAGACCGTAGTCTGCCTCGGTGCTCAGCAGCATATCGAGAACGGTCTTCAGGTGAGCGCTGTACACGTGGAACGACTTCAGAGGGCCGTAACCGGTGAACACTTCCGGATCGTTGTCCTCGAACGCCTTGAGGATGCGCTTGTCGTAGGAGTAGTTGATGTTGGTCTTCGAATCGACCACACCGGTTTTCAGGCTGAACTCAACGAACGGCTCACCGTTCATGTTCATCAGCACTTCGCCAGTGGAGTTCTTGTTCGCACGCTCCAGAATAGAGAGACGATACAGGAACGCACCCTGACTTTCTACCAGCTCGGCGTTTGCCGGAGTGCTGGAGTTGGTGTTCGGGGCAACCAGACGGATACCGAAGTTCGAACCTTTCTCACCGAAGAAGCGAGCTTCCATGTCGATGAGTGGGTACATGGTCGACGGCTCGCCAGTGCTGGACGTCATGGTGCCGGTGGTTGGGCTACCTTGACGGATGGCGCCATCACCTGGCTCATCAACGCTGAAGCGGACGCGGAAACCATCAACCAGTTCACCGGTCGGAACCAGTTCGCCGTTGGTGCGCTTGTAGCTACCGTCGACGTTACGCTCGTACTGGTCGATCTTGTCAGCGACAACATCAGCCCAGACGCGCAGGGTGGCCACTTTGGCACCTGCAGGCTTCATACGACGCACAAGCGCCATAGCACCGACCTGCATGACTTTCTCAAGCATGGCAGCCTGGTGGCTCAGGAACTTGGAACCGGCGTAGAAGTTATCAGCGCCATAAATGGTGCTGAAGCCATCGCCACTGACCAGGTTGGCAGTGTCCGACGGACCCCAAGACGTGTACAGCGGGCAGAACGGCAGGAAGATCGGCAGGTTGACGATCTCCAGCGGTTGGCCTTGGCCGCTCACATCTTTGAAACCAAGAACTTCCGTTCTCGGCAAAGACGAAGCCATTGATACAGACGACATTATAATGTCTCCCATGGGAAATGAATCAACTTCGCGCGTGAAGTTACGAATGGTATGGCCCTTGCCTACATTTAACACGTAGGATTCGGTACTCGATGTGTTCGATACCACCACCACATACTATTTTGTATTTTTTTACCAGATGCACAGGAAGAGGTTGCAGAAAATGATTGTCAGTCCCTGGAATTCCACCGTGTTGCGGCAACATAAAACGGTTGCAGCCATCGTCAGCGAGTTGGCCATCGCGAAAGCCATGGGTGGATTGGTCGCCGACACAGCGTCGGTGCTACTGGTCACACCTCTGGCCGAAAAGGTCCCGCCGTTTGTGATGCCGATCACCTCGTGCGAATACGCAGACCGTCGACTGAATGAAGACGGTGCGGTGTTCATGGACGGACGATCGTTCATGCGCCGTGAGAACCGTTCGGATGCAGGCTTTGTCGTCGTCAACCAGATGCAGGCCGATTTCTTCAACCGCATTGGTGAACTGACAGCCCTCTGGATCAAAGAGCCTTCGCTGCGGGAAGATTTCCTGCGCACCGGTGATCTGGCGGCTCAGGTTTACATCTCGTGGGTGAGTCATTCGATCGCCAGCAAACTCGGTCTTGACCTTGAAGTGTCAAGAGAGCTTCAAATCATTACGGGTGTCTACTACTTCCATCAGTTCAATGATGCACAGGACTGCATGTCTGAAAGTGGTAAAGCCAAGGCGGTCAAGCTGATTCAGCGTTGGACTCGTCACCCGTTGCCGTTGATTGAAGGCATCGTTGGACAAGTGCCGTACATGACCCTGCTCGACGATTACGTCAAAGCGGTACAGGCGTATTTCGTTCACAACACCCGTGTGTCCCAGATCAACGTGGGCTTCTTGGTCATGACCTTGGGGCGTTCGTGGTTTGGTTATGGCGCGCAAGAGATTGCGGCTGTATCTCTGGAATACCCGCCTGCCTACCTCGCCCTGGTTGAAGCAGCCTGCAACGCCAAGGTGTGGCGCAAGACCCATCTGGGCAAACTGGTCGAACGTCTGAGTGCTGGCCGTGCAGCGGATGAATTTGTTCGCTCCATGGAAGTGCTGGCGGGCATGGCCAAGGGCAAGACCCGTTAATCAATAGGTGGATTTCATGAACTCCGATGATTTCTTGATCAACCATGCGTACGAGCATGTGTGGTGTGCACCGGAACAAGACCGGCAACACATCCTGCGGCCTGCACGCATCAGCCCTAAAGTCGGGGCTCGTGGAAGCATCCCTGTCCTTTGGAGCACGTACAACCTCCCCGCACCGGGGACGCGGTACCACGTGTTTCAGTTCGGTAACATCGCTCAGGTGAACCTGGGCCTTGAACTGAAAAAGAACGTCTGGACCAGCGCGAGCAGTCAGATGGTCAACAGCAGCATGCTGATCGACATCTATAGCGATCGCGGCTTGATGATTCCACGGCAATCGGTCTACTTCCTCATGACCGAAGACAGCAACCTTGTGGTGGCTGTTGAGAATATCCCGAGCATTGGTTTGTTCGGTGAAGAGGATGTGTACTTCCGTTTCTACAGCAACGAGTTCTTCAACCGGATTGAACAGCACGACGTTCACGAAGGCATCGAGTACCACTATAGTCTTCCGGCCAATACCTCGCAGATCAATGCCCTGACATTCCTGTTGCGGCAAATGCAAGCGCGCTCGGGGTACGTGTTCTGCTACGTCAATGGCTGGCGTGTCAATGACATCACTACCGCTACGGTGGTGCGGGGTGATCGGGTCGAACTGGTCCGTGACAGCTCGGTTGAACGGGTGGTTGAGTTTGCGGTCGCTGACCTGCCGGTGTTCCTATCTGAACTGGACACCAAGCAGAAGTACCTGCTCCATCCACCGCGCACCGGTGACTTGACGTTGCGTTACCGCGATGATCAAGACATCTTCCTGATGTTCAAGCGCACCCCCTTTATTCACAAGGGTGTGTACTTCCACAAGAACCTGGAAGATTCCGTCCGGATGGTCACGCACCAAGACTACTCGGTTCCGACCAGCTACATCGATAGGTTCTGCTCGCTCAATCCAAACTGGGCAGTGAACAACCAGCTGACCCTGCAATTGGTTCAGCGTCGCTCGGGCATGGACAAACACCTGCTGGATGAAGCGCAGCACATCAAAGAGCTGTATAAGTTCGATGATGACAAAGACTTCCTGGCTGCGATCATGGGGTCTGAAGCTGTGGTGGATGTCTGGCGTATTGAGGCCTTGGAGAAATCCATGTACACCGCCTTGATGCGGGCTAAAGCAGGCACCATCACCCGTGAGATGGTTGAGGCCGCTTACGGCTACAACTCAATCACGCGCATTCTGGCTGACACCCCTCAAAAGGTTGCGGGCAGTAAGGCATGGGTAGAGTTGCCGTTTGGTCTGCGGGCCATGAGTACCGTTTACGAGTACAACGCACAAGGCGTGTTGCTTGGCTGGTATCTGAATCAGAATGCGCAGTGGTACGTGCCTCGTTCAGCTGACTGCCGGTATGTCGAAGCCATTTGTGGTCGTGGTGGGGACGTGCTTTCCACCGTGTACGCCCATAACCACACCCCAGCTGAAGGCCTGACGTTCCGGTGTTACGTTACTCCCATCTTTGCCGGGAAACCGACAGGTGATTGGATGGATGTGACCGATAACGACACCTACTACGACCTGGTCGATGGGACAGTGATGTGGAAGGTCAACCCGGCTGAGTACTACACCGCCATCAAGCTCGATGACACATTCCTGACCTACAACTTGGAACTCGACTACGCCGACAAACTGCTTCGGTTCAGTCTGAACGTTAAGGAACTGCGCATCGATGGCGTGGCGTATAACGGCTTGGTTGAAATCCCAAGTGGGTTGCTTGAAGTGTGGCTGAACGGTCATCCGTTGATCGAGAAGCTGGACTGGGTCATGGTCGATAAGGAAGTCTGCATCTTCAACAAGCAATGGCGTAACCAGGCGGGGACTCACAACACGGTCACGATCCGTGCCACCGGGTTCTGTAATCCGGACATGAGCCGGGTGAAGGAAGCCGAGTACGGGTTTGTTGAGAACGGGCTGCTCAGCCGTAACAACCGTTGGAACCTGCGTGATGACAAAGTCGTGCGGGTCATTGCCGATGGTCGTCTGTACTGCCGGGAAGAAATGGACTGGGCGGAAAACCGTCCTGAGGTCCTGTTGGCCAACGTGCGTAACGGTGCACCCTATCAGGTCACTGAGCCGCTGATCCCCTTGCGTGGTGTGACGTATGAAGATGCGTACTCCATGCGTAATCGGGCTGAAGCCACGGACCTGCAGATCGAGGACTACATGACCGAACGCCTGGGTGAGATCCCAGCGCAAGAAGTCAGCCTGATCCCAAGGCGTCATGCGTTGTGCAGCCCCTTCGTGGGCAAGATCATGCACGATGTGATCAATGGGTTCTTCGACCAGACGCCGTTGCAACAGTACTACAGCGATCAGGATGTGCGGAAATGGTGTGAGCCTTACCTGTGGTTGCTCGACTACGAGCCGACCATGATGGACTTCGATGAGCGCTACGTGACCATCGATGCCCATGAGCGCAACACCCCGTACGCGTTGACGATCTATCAGTACAACTTCATCGCGCGTGTCATTCGCGTCATGCTCAATGACAAGATCGACATCACACACTCGATCGTCATCGATCACCTGCCCATTTAATTGTCTTAGGAGCACGGGGGTCAGACCCCCGTGATTGAATAGATGAGTACAGTTTCTGATACTCCCCAGATTGGTATTGTTAATCTGGACCGCGGGTGGAAAATCTGGAACATGACAGAAATCTTTACCGGTAAAGCCGGTACGGGTCTGCACTGCCCCAACGTCAATGATCTGATTCTGGATCTGACCTCGGGCTGGTACCTGGTTACCACCATCGACATCACCACTGGTCTGTGCCAGTACATCCCATGGACCTTGCCTGCGGTGACGCAGAACAATGTCGTGATCGATCAGCTGCTAGGTGTTAGCACCGGCATGCAGAGCGAAACCTGGCGCGTCAACATTGACACCCGCCAGATGCCGTACTCGATGGAAATCGATGGCCGTCTGCACCTGTACCGGTCGGATGCCGATCATTACAAGGTGTTCTTGGGTACTGACCTGACTGACAACGGTATCGTGCTCAGTGCGTACTACAGTCCGTCCGGTGAGTTCATCGGTGAGAATATCCCGCTCGAACACGTCGGCACTGACAACATCAACAACTTCGCCATCTGGGCACCGAAAGCGGGTAACACCAACCGCAAGCTCAACGACGGGGAAGTGGTCACCGTGGTGCTGTACAGCGCTGCTGGTCACAAGCTCAGTCATTCGTCCATGCTGATCCAAAACACCACCTTGGTGCGCCGGACAGCGGCGGGTCGCAAGCAGATCCGCTCGATCCGCATCAAGAGCCCGTACGTGTCCGATGCCGATCCAAGTCAGTTGATTGTGCCGATCAACATCGATGTTCGCACCGTATCCATGGTCGGTGTGGTGCGGTATAACACCGGTGAAGAAATGGAAGTGCCGATCGTCCTTGACGGTACAGGCAAGATGGCGTTGCACGGTCTGCGCTGGTATTCCCCAACGATCCAATCACACCCGCACAAGCTCACCCTGTCCTACCGGTTGAGTGAAGACGAGTATTCGTTGGAGCACGGGATCACCGAAAACGGCTACATCACCGAAGCCTTCACGATCAAGGCTGTGGCGGCTGACAACGCTTATAGTGTGCGTCTGTACGCCTTCCCGACCTGGAACACTCCAGCGGGTCGCTATGATCTGGATTTCTGGCTGTTCAATATCGACCGCGATGTGTACTACCGTGTACCGCGCAGTGTGGTGGAGATCCCAGACAATGAAGTGGCCTTTGACGGTTCGGACTTCGTGTCCCGTCAGCGTTTGAAGTTCGGTCTATTGCTGAGCAACGTCGACCCGGTCTTCAGTGCACACCGCTTCACCCAAGCCAGCGAGATTTCGCTCAACAAAGCCGGTACCGAGTCAGGCGACAAGTGGCAGGTCAAAGTTGACCCGGCCCAAGCCAAGTTCTTCGGTGCAGGTGTTGTGGCCAAGAACCGTCTGGTTAACACCAACCTGTCGTACCTGAACCTCCAGGTTGGGGCCGCAGACATCGGTGATTGGCTCAACAAGTTGTACTACCCCCTCAACCATCTGTTCGATGACACCAGTGAAGTGCAGCCCCCTGAGCCGACGCATTTCGTCATTCACACGAAGACCCGTGAATACGTGTTCGCCATTTCGCAATGGAAACAAGAGTTCCCGATCCTCAACGACGTGAATATTGGCGAGACCATCTACCTACGGTGGGTTCGTGAAACGGCCAATGCTCAGCTTCAGCTGGGTGTGACCGGACTGGCAGTCGAGCAGAGTAACTGATACACGTACTTGGGTCTGTCGGGGAGCAATCCTCGGCGGGCCTAGGTATTTGGAGGCATCATGCAAACGATCCTATTCCAGCAGGATTGGGACAATTACCCCACTGCGATCTGGGACACCAAGACAAACAACACCTCGTTCCTGGAATTCTCAGCCCTGCTTAAACACATGGGAATTCAGAACCACCTGTTCCCGTTGGCACTGATGCAGCCAGACCTGCAAGGTGTCGATCCGTTCGACCCTATGCTGTCGGACGAAATGAAGCTCAAGATCAAGATCGAGTGCACGTTTAACCCGTGGTACTTTATTCGTGAAGTCATGCGTGTGCCACCGGCCGCCGGTGATACACCCATGCAGCTACAGGCTAACCGGGGTAACATCTCACTCTGGTGGAGCTTCCTGAACCACATCGACTACTTCCTGGTGCAGATTCGCCAGACCGGTAAGTCCCTGAACTCCGACGGTATTTCGGTGTGGTATCAGGTCTTTGGCGCCCGTAACTCGCGGTCTAACCTGTTCACCAAAGGCGACTTGTTTAAAGAACACATCGCCCGCCTGAAGAAACTGCGGGGTCTGCTGCCAAAGTACTTGGTCAACATCACCAAGAAGGACACCGACAACCAGAAGGAGTTCACCAACTACTCCCAAGGTAACCGGATGGTGGTGTACATCCCGCAGAAAGACGAAGAAGCTGCCCGTAACCTGGGTCGTGGTCTGACCACCTCACACTCGCATACGGACGAAATCGCCTTCTTGAAGAACGTACACATCTCCCTCGGTGTTATGCTCGCAGGTGGTGGTGCGGCGCGTGAAGAAGCGGCACGCAACGGTCTACCCTACGGTAACATCTTCACCACAACCGCAGGCGAACTGGACACCCCTGAAGGCGCGTACGCGTACGACATGATGACCGGCGGGGCAGAGTGGAACGATCACTTCTATGATTGCACCGACAACAAAGAACTCTACGAAGTCGTGCGTAAGCAGTGTCGCAACAAAGAAGCAATCCTGATCAACGGTACGTTCAACCACAAGCAGTTGGGTAAGACCGACGAATGGCTCAGAACCAAGATCGCCGAATCCCGTCAAACGGGTGATGGGGTCCGTCGAGACTACATGAACGAATGGACCTCGGGTAACGCCCGAAACCCATTGACCAAAGACACGTTGCGTAAGATTCATGCCAGTGTCACCAAACCGACGTATTTGGAGATCGATAAGGTCGACCATTATTCGGTGCGCTGGTACGTACCTGAAGCTGAAGTCAAGGCAGGCTTGCCGGGCCGTGAAGTGATCATGGGGATGGATACCTCGAACGCGGTGGGACGAGACAACATCACCGGTGTGATTGTGGACACCAGTACTTTGGAAGTCGTCGGGGCCTGGACCATTAACGACACCAACCTCACGGCCTTTGCCATGTGGCTGATTAAGATGATTGTCAGGTTCCCGAAACTCACCTTGGTGCCGGAATCGAAATCCACCTGGATCGGGATTCTGGATACAATGCTCCTGACCTTGCCGACCTACAAGATCGACCCGGCCAGACGCATCTACTCGACCCTGGTCGACACCAAAGATGAATCGGCCCATGACCGTAAACGCTTCCAGGAATACGTCGGTGACCGGGACCATTATCGGTCGTACCGTAAGTTCTTCGGCTTCCCCACCAACGCCTCACTGCGGGAGATCCTCTACGGGCCTGTGTTGCAAGAAGCGGCGAAGAAGTCAGGCAGTCTGGTGCGTGACGCTAAGCTTCAAGGTGAATTGTCTCGCTTGGTAGAGCGGAACAATCGGATCGACCATGATGCCTCCGGACACGATGACCATGTCATCAGTTGGCTGTTGTGTCACTGGTTCCTCACCTACGGTAAGAACTTGGAGCACTACGGCATTACCTTGAGTGAAGTGAAGCGGCGGGTCTATGAAGCCGAACACAAGCTCTCGTGGGATGAACAGCGCAAGTACGACCAGCAGCAACGCATTCGGGATCAAGTCGGGGAACTGATGGAACGCCTGAACACGGAGAAGAACACGTACGAACGCATCAAGATTCAACATAAGCTTGATGTGCTGATGGCGCAGGCCAGTGACGAGTTTGACATGGAGCCGATTGGCTCGATTGACCAGATCAAGGAAACCAACCGTGAGAAGCGAGCTATCATCAGTCGCAACGCAGGGCCTGGCCGTGAACTGGAGTTGGATCGTCCGCTGAACCTGGGTATGGCCGAGCGTCGTCGTACCACCTTCCGCAGTAACAGCAGTAACTTCATGATTCGGTGAAACGGCATAAGGGGAGGGCTTCGGCCCTCCCTCTATGTTGTCTTACATGACGTTGATGTAGACCATCTTGCGCAGGAAGTCCGCCAGTGCCCGTGCCCTGTAGAACACGCCACCGGCCAACTGGATGTTGGCATCATTGAGCAGTTCAGGGTGCAGGTACTTGGTCTTGTGCAAGTACGGCCTTAAGGCCACTTTGTGCAGGAGTGCCAGCTTCTTCATCTTCACTTCAATGTCATCGAACTCACGCTCAACGGCATCTGCCAAGGCATCGAAGGCGTTGGCTCGCTTGATCAACTCCATGGCTTTATCCGCGTCAACGAGGAACGGCTTGGTTTCAACCAGCGGATCAGGATTGACGGGGAACTTAATCACCGGGTAGAAGGTCCCATGACGGCTCTTAGGCTCGACGAAGGACATATCCTGCACCAACCCTAGGAGTTTCATCTGCGTGTCTCTGAGGAGCTCTGCAGCGCTTACAGGACGGGTGTCCAATGCATCAGCTTGCTCTGCCGGGGACAGGTCTGCAAAACCCAATGCCCAATCCAACTGACGGTGGCCGCACTCGAACGCCGTCGCCTTGAGGGTCTTGTACGCCACCAATTCCATGTCCAGGAAATCGAACAACCCTGCACCCAGGGGTTTGCCCGCGATGGTCAGCCAGCCGTGTTCACGGGCCTGATAAGGCGGGATCATCCGACGGTACTCATGGTTCATCAGCGCCCGAGGGGTGTACCAACCTCGGCCTTCGGCTTCATTCCATGCTCCGCGAGTCAGGCGGTACGGGGTGTAGATGTCGTTCAAGCCTGAGATGTCTTTATCGTCTTCATCAATGACGCGAGTGCGAGGGCGGGACATTAGTCTTTCCTGTAATGGTTCATGGTGACTGTACGCAGCACCAAGTAAAGGATGGCACCGGTGCGGATCGAGGCAACCAGTGCAGCGTTTTTGGTTTTGACTGCTTTGCGGACCACTTCAAAGCCGGTATCGCGCATTTGCAACAGAAGGTCGTTGTTAGCACGAGACGCGGTGTAGAGGTTACGCAGCTTGGTCAAGAGGGTGGGCAAGTCTTTGACGTTGATGCTGTTGCGGTTGCTCGCAATGAAGTCGAACAGATGCTCAAGCGTCAGGTCAGCCAGTTTGATCACGTTTGGATCGCCCTTGAGCTTGGATGAATGCTTGGCCATGTACTCCAAGCACTCGACCATGTTGTGGTAGGGCAGCTTGGGCATGCAGCCTGCGACGATCTCGGTCAGCTCCTTGACGATGAAACTGTTGCGGTCCGTCATCACGTCATCCAAGTAGCGCCGGTACACGGTGTACTGGTTCTTCTTGGTCTTGACGACAATTTCGCCGTCCATGTTGACCGTGGTGTTGGAGTTGGTGCGGATCAGCGCGGTTGGGTCACGACGGACAATCTCGAACTCGTCCCGGATGTTCTTCAGGTAGCCTTTGATCCGGCCTTGGATGTCGTTGACCATGTAGATGATGTCGTAATCGTCATCAAAGTTCTGGAAGGTCTTGTTCAAGGCATGGGGAGACCGCTTGTCGATCGAAGCTTCAGCCCGATATTGGAGTAAGGCACCCCAACTACCCAATTCCTTAAGCTTGTACTTCTTCGGCAGGCGAGCATAAGTGGCTACCGCTACCGCTTCATCGGCCCGGCTTGGAAACCAGTAAGATAAAATGGAAGTGATAAATTTATATTGCAGCACCAGAAGTGCATCGATCATTGCCGAGTGCTTCTCAGTGTCTGTCAGCTTCGCGTTGTAGATGGCATGCACCAACCACAAGCAGGAGAGGTTCATTACGTCGGTGGAAACGTAGCGCACCTTCTTCGGATCAGGGACCAGTGTCTTGAGCTGGAGCAGGTCGTTTTGCAGACTGACGTCGTCAAAGTCCAAAACGGTGGTGAACCATTCGATCCGGTCACTCTTGGTAAAGCGTACGTCTTGCACACCCATCAGGTGACCGCCGAAGAACGCTACATGGTCATCGTTCTTGTTGGCAAAGTTCTGGCGATAGGTCTGCAGGCGGCGAATGAAGTTACGGTCAATGACGATGTGGCTACAAGCCTCATCGAACAGAGACTTCACTGTCGGGGTTGTGCCTGACATGGGGGTATCCTGTTAAGACGGTCGTGACGGAAGTATCATAGCGATACGTGGTTGGTGAGTCGTTTGTCGATTGAAAAACATTTCAACGATACATGATAGAGTTGATAACACCCACCTGTAACCTAGACTTTACTTAGGAGAGTCACTATGCACACTACCAATTCAATTGCAGTCCATCCGATCAACCAGTTCCTGGCCGACCACAGTGATCAGTGGGCACAGGACATCGATCTCAGCCGTCTGGATGAAGTCATCTTCCAAGAGGAAGAATCCCATCTCATCAAGCAAGGCCTGAGTGCCGTGCGTGTGACCCGTGTGGGTCAGGGCCTGCCGGAAATCCGGGAAGTCAAAGGCACCTTGACCAGCCGGTTGAACTGCCTGCTCGATGAAACAACTGGCTGCATCACTCAGGCCGAATGGCGTGAGAAAGCCAAGGTCCATCCAGCCTACGAGCTGATCTACGCTGAACTGCGCGAGGCGTTCGACACGCAAGAGCTGACCCAGAAGTTTGACGTCATGGAGAAGTTCGGTGTCGAGGTCTACTACGACCGGGGCACTAAGCTGCTGACCCTAGGGCTGAATGCGAGCAAGATTCGTAAAGGCTTTAGTGAAGTCATCTCTATGAAGGATATTCGCAACAAGCGCGCTCTGGACATCATCAACAATGTCGGCTTCGGTCTGCTGAAAGAAGATGATAACAAGCCTGAGTCGGTAGCACCGCAAGCGGCGACCTTCTACATCACCTTCCAGCTGGGTGACACACCTAGCTAACCGCTTTGATCCTCATCCATGCCCCTAACCCGGCCATGGCTTCCCCTTGCCGTTAAGGCCGGTCGGATGAGGATCTTTTTTTGTTTCAGGAGAGCAGTACCGTGTCCATATCCGTCAATGAGCCCACCACCGCGCTGTGCATCAACACCCTGCGTGATCTGACCCTTGAGCGTAACCAGTACGTGGACCAAGTCCCGGAAGAACTGGACAGCCGCTTGCGTGAACACATCGTCACTGCCGTCCGGCATTGCTCGGCGATGCTGTTTGGCTATGACCGTGAGCTGTTCCACTCGTTCACCGCTGAAGAGTTCTTCAAGCAGATGGAAGTGGTGCGTAATGACATCTACGACCAGTTGGTCAAGGCAGGTCTCAAGTACCGGATCTTTGTTCAGAAGGGAACCATCTACGGCGAACTGCTCGATGAAGAGCTGGACATGAGCGTCTACGCACCCCTGTCGCGTAACTACGGCGAGGACGCTAAGCGGGTCATGGGACAGTTCGAATGGCGCTGTTCCGGCCTGGTGAACTAACGGCATAATTGGCTACCGCCCTTCGGGGTAGGTAGCCTTGTTTATTTTTTGTAACCTCGATCTGTATAGTATGCACAGTCTTGTCGCCGCTCTGGGAAGGAAAGGAAAGAAGGGAGCGAGGGGGCAAGATTAATGACGAACGAAGTGAGGAATTAATCTGGGGGAGTGAGGGAAGAAAGGTTAGGATGGGATAGGCTTGCCGTGTCTGGGTGGCTATCTGGAGGGAAGAATGACCGGAGGAGAGACGCACAACACGAGCATACCCTGTGAGGCGAAGCCTCACTATACTAAGGGGTGAATTGACATATCACACCATACCAAGAATTCCGTACTAAAAAACCTTTAGGCCAGCCCGAGGCTGGTGTTTATGCTGCTAGACCGGAATCCTATAGCACGATCCTTTATCCCTAAGGTCTATCCATGAACCCTTCATTGAAACTTTACCACTACGCACCAGACTTCTACCCTAATCTACAGACACGGCGTAAATCAGGCAAAGCCGATGTGGCTGAGATCAAGCGGGCTGAAGAATCGGCGAGAAGACTTGGACTCGAAGGACCTTACGTCGATCACATCTCATTCTTCTTTGATCCCATCCCTGCTGACATCCTCCCGAACCTTTACGGTCAAGACCACGCTGTCTGGTTCAAGGGCAATAAGCTCTATGAGTACATCGTAGATGTAGACAGTCTGCAGCGAGATCTGTTGTATCGGGTGGTGGAGAGTGAGCGTAAGACCGCTTTCTTGGACAAGTTTGCTGAAGAACACAATTGGGTGGATGATGATCCGGTGCTCCTGATGAAATACCTGAAGGAGATTGATACCCTTCAGCGTAAGTGGGGCGAGTTGGGTCGGGAATGGTCTGAGTTCAAGAAGCAGATCCAGCTCAACCAAGGCAAGACCCGCTCAGCTTACATCCGAGCCAGTCAGCGGGACGATTTCGAGGCAGGGCGTCGTCGTTACGCATCCAATGTCCCTCACTTGATGGTCTACCCGTCTCCTGGTGTGATTGATTACGCAGAAGTCAATACGGTGACGCTGGGCAGTGATCGGCGCATTCCGTACAAACCTCGTACTAACAACCGTTTTACCAAATGGTGACTCCCGTGATCAAGCCCCAACCACCCAAGCTGCCAATCCCTCCTCCTGTCCGTCTGTACTGTGACCATTGTGGGGACATTACCCAGACAGGCAAGCACACCCCCTTAGGTTGCCGATTCTCTATTTGGCTCAGGAAATACCTCCCATGAATTACTTTGCATCGCTTGAAGACATCCTCTCCCCTATCGGTGAACCTAAAGCCCCCATCGTAGGGCTACTGGTCCAAGACTGGGATGAGAACGTCACCCTGACCGCAGGACGCATCGCAGAACTCGGCTACGCAGCCCAAGTCCTTCCCTTGGGGGCTCAGGTCTCTCAGGAACAGAATGCCTCAAACAACGGGATCGTTCCGGATAACGAGGTAACGCGTGATCCCCAACCACAGGTACTGTTCTACTACAAGGGCAAACCTGAGAACGCGGCCGAAGGCATCCCGGTCCTTGTGATCAACGAGGGTAAGGTCAAAGTCAGCATTGAAGAGCGTCTCATCGAACTGCGTGAACACCTGACGGCCATTGGGGTGAATCCCAGGGTCGATGGGGACCATGAGTTCCGTTGAACAGTGATAGGTCAGTGTGGTTTTATTTACCGTTAGGGGACAATGGTTTGACATTGCCCTATCATCCTTTCGGGCGACCACACTTAACCTAGAGAACAAGCAGCATGAGCCTGAATAAAGCGATCCGTGAGTATGTACGTTACGTTAACTTGGTTTCGACCAAGCATGCGTGGGCCAAAGAAGCCCTGGCATACATCCCGCTGTCCTTCTTGGTCAGTCGTCAAGCGGAACAGGTCGATAAGGCGTATCCGAAATTGATGGTCTTCATCCGGGATCAGTGGGGCGACAAGTTCGTGACCCAGACCCTGAAAGAAGTCAGTCGGGAATACGACCGCACCCTGCGCATGACCCAAGAGGACCTGCTCAAGTTGTTCATCGATGACATCCATGCCTACGAGCGCTTGTGTGAGATCACCCCGACCATGGCAGAGCCAGCCGCCCGTGACATCGGTCACGACATCCGCTACATCGGCTCGACCCTCATGACCTTCAAGGACATGTGTGCGGTGTTCGAGAACAAGCTGCATGGCAAAGTGCGCTGCGTGGTCAGCACCAAGCGTGACCTCTTCCGGGGCTACTACACCGGCGTGGAATGGTTCAACAAAGACTAACCGTCAACATACTGGGGAGGGCACGTGCCCTCCCCTTATGCCGTGTCGATTCGATTCGAAATATTTTTGACAGTACATAGTAACGGTGAATAGGAAGAATGATCTTTCTATCATGCCCCCGTTCTTAAGGAGAACACCATGGAACTGTCCATCGCTAAAGCCCACCTGCAGACTCTGTTCACCGAAACCATGGCTCCGTTCACCTTCGCTCCGATTCTGTTGACTCGGGTAGAGAAGGTGCTGGATGTCATGAAGCCCTATGAAAACGAATCGCTGGTTGAAGGCGAATTCGTGAACATGGTCGTTGAGCAGTTCAAGAACAATCCTGCGCTGTTCTTCAAAGATTCGATCATCCGTAACGGCGTGATCTATCCGGAAATGGAAGATGACGCTCAAGCAGATGAAATCATTGCGAGCCTGAAAGAGACCCTGGAAGCCATGGGTCCTGAAGGTGCAGCCAGCGTGGCGTACATCACCCGCGCTGTGTCTGAGCCGTTTCTCAAAGCAGCCTAACCCGCTGCATCCACCTGTAACAGGAGTAACAGCGTTATGAAATCGTTCCTCATTGGCGTGGCTATTGGCGTCATCATCGGTGTCAATGCCCACCAGAAGAAGCTACAAGCTGCTGAAGCCAAGCAGCCTGAAGCTCAACCCGAACCTTCTTCCTCCGAAGAAGCCCCTCAACCAACGTAAGGAGTAGCATCATGTGGAAAGCATTTGCCGGTGTTGTTGTCGGCTGCGCACTGACTGACTACGTGCTGAAGAACTACGACATCGAGTCGGAATTCACCAGCACCAAGTTCTCGATCAAGGTCACCAAGAAGACTGCTGCGGCAGTCTGATCGAGTGTCAGCTTAACGGGACAGTCCTTCGGGACTGTCCTCTCATTAACTTAGCAAGGATGCCTGTCATGATTGACTTAGCATATTGGGCGGATTTTATCACGTTGGCGTTTGTTACCTACTGCATCGTCATGTTGATCGGGTGGTATGTGGTCATGCGCAGTGCGTATCGAATGGAATTTAAAGCGTACGCGGCATTGATCCGCTGGGCCATTAAATACACGGTGTTTAGCTACAACTACATCGCGGTCATTAACTGGACCTTGTTGACGATATTGGGCGCTCTGATGATTTGGCATGACCGTCATTGGGCTGTCTTAATCGTTGCGTTACTGTGCGCTGTCGTGGGCATAATCTGCATCATCGGTAAAGATAAGGAACCCGCAATTGGTTAAGTCTGTCGGCATAAAGGGGAGCCGAAGGGCTCCCCTCTGTCCTTTCTTTTTTCTCAACCCTTGTAAAGAAATACGCAAATGACTCATAATCTGAATGATACCGTTACATCCTACGGAGATACCGCAATGATCGAGAATGATCAGTCCAGACAGCCACCGGCGGTCGCCTCTCCAATTACCTCCCTCAGTTTAAAGGATCATGCAGTCCCTGCTGCATACGTACTGTCTCACCCTTCGACTGGGAAGCGTTATGTAGGTAGCACGGTGAATCTTTATAATCGAGTGTGTCTACATAAGTCTCGACTCAAAGCAGGCACTCACGATAACCGACCCTTGCAAGAAGCCTACAATAACAATGCTCGTTTTGATCTGTCGGCCATTCTCACCGATAGCAAAGAGAAAGCCCTTGACTTGGAACAGCAATTGCTGGATGAAGGGCACGTTTGCAATGATCTTTTCAATATTGCAACTGATGCAAGACGCTCCATGGCAGGTAAGACTGTATCGGAAGAGGTCCGTAAGGTTTTATTAGAGCAGGCTAAAGTCAAGAATGTAGACCCTGTTTTTCGAGCAAGGCTTTCAGAGAAAATGAAAGTAGTCATGAACGATCCAGATCTAAAATCAGCCCAGGCAGCTAGAGCGAAGAAGATGATGGACGATCCGGCACATAAAGCCAAAATGGTTGCTGCCTTATCCAGACCAGTAACCATAGATGGGGTCCATTACTCCAGCATCAAGGAAGCCGCCGCTCAAACAGGTATTAACTACTATACTCTTGTTAGTAGGTTCAGACGACAGAAAAATCATGAAGAAAGATAAGTGAGGCGGCATAGAGAGGGGAGAGACTCCCCTCCCCTCCTAGTTCATTTTTCTTTTGTCACCTGCGTGACCCAACAGTATAGCGCATAAGGCGACGGTTCTGTTCTTTGTTCGCCATAGTGCCTGCTTTCCGCCAACGGTCACGCAGATGCTCTTTGTACATCTGGTTAGAATCAGCGTAGGAGTCAACGATCTCACGAATCCGCCCGAGCGACGCACCACCTCGAATCGCACCCTCATCCAATTGGATAATGGTTCGGTTGTAGATGAACGCTTTGGTGGCCAGGATCACCAATTCGCTGAAGACGTCGGCGTAGATGTTCGAGATGTTGGCAAGGTTGGGTTCATGACTGACCATGCAGCGCAAGAAGGCAATGCCCGGTACACGGTTCATGTTAGTGACCATGACCGTATTGTCCGCTACGAGGGTGCAATACGCGGTCTGGACCTGAGTCCACGCCGAATTGGACTGTAACAACCCTGCTGCTGCCTCTAACACCATCGAGCGGTCTTCTGAGATCACACCCACGTTGCCCAGTGTATTGCCCATGCCGTAAGCCAAGCCATACACTTCGGTAATGCTGCGACCTTGGGTCAGTTCTTTCGGGATACGGTAGACGTACGTCCAGTTGTCAATGCGGTCAGCTTGCACATTGACCAATGGGATGAACACCTCCACTCCGGTGCAGAGGTTGATGTCCACCAGCACGCGGGCTTCTACGACCTGACGCCGGATCACGGTGTCATTGCTGATACCGGTACTGAAGTCACGGATCAACCCTTCCTTGGAGGGATCGTAACGGGTCGGAGAGAATGTATAGCGCAGCACCTCCGACGGTATCTCGAATTTTACGCGGTCCAGAGAAAGTGTGACCAAGTCAACCATTGTATATTCTCCCAATGGGTGGTTAAATGAAATTTATAGACCTAACGGGCCAGAAGTTCGGACGCCTTACGGCTATCGTTCGTTCGATAGGACGCACCGCTAATGGATATAAATGGTTTTGTGAGTGTGAGTGCGGTAATGAAGCGTTTGTTCTTGGTGTGAATTTACGCAGTGGACAAACTAGAAGTTGTGGCTGCCTGAGTGTTGAAGTAAACCGTGCTAAGAAACCATGGGCCGTAAAGCACGGCATGCACAAAAGCCCGGAGTACAGAGCGTACCATGACATGATCCAGCGTTGTACCAACCCGACTGCGCAGCGTTGGGATCGGTATGGTGCGCGAGGCATTTCTGTCTGTCCTCGATGGCTGGAGTCATTCGAGAACTTTTACGCCGACATGGGACCACGCCCTTCAAAGAATCATTCGCTAGATCGTGAAGACAACGACGGCAACTACGAGCCCGGTAATTGCCGATGGACCACCTTTCTCGAACAGGTCAATAACAAATCGGACAACCGTACATACGATCTGAACGGAGAGGCCCTCACCATTTCGCAGATTGTTCGAAAGTACAACATTCCTCGGGGTCGGCTCGACACCCGCCTTAAGAAAGGCGACAGCATCGAAGAAGCGATTTCTCCAGGAGTGCGGTACAAACCCATGCACCAGTATGAGTTGAACGGCATCTCTAAGTCCCTTAAAGAATGGGCCAGTGAATACGGACTACCTTACCGTAAAGTATGGAAACGAATTCACGAAAGCGGCATGACTCTCGAACAGGCTATCAATCGAAAACCTTAAGATGATACATTATCCTTGTGTCAATACCCGTTCTAAACCCAAGCAAGCAACTCAACCTGTAATAGGAGCAGTACCCATGTCTCAAGGTCTTTCTACACGTCCGGTCGGAACCATCAGAATTTTTGCGTGCGGGGGTGGAGGGATCAACCTCGGTAAGGAATACCTCAGCTTCCACGAGGGCCACAGTGCCGACATCGCCAACTTCCAACTGGCCTGCATCGACACCTCCGATTCCAACCTCGATGATCGCCTGCTCGAAAACACCTGGCTGTTCACCGACCTCGACGGCTCGGGCAAGATCCGCAACAGCAATGACAAGACCATTGCCAAAGCGGTGCCGGACATCCTGCGAAAGTTCAAGCCTGCTGACCTGAACATCGTAATCTTCACCGCCTCCGGCGGTACGGGTTCGGTGGCTGGGCCGCTGATCATGAAGCAGCTGCTCGAAGACGGCCATGTGACCGTTGGTGTTGTGACCGGCTCGTACGAGTCGATCAAGACCGCTGAAAACACCATCGGCACCATGAAGACCCTCGATGCCATCAGTCGTGCGGTCGACAAGCCGGTCGTCATTCAGTTCGGCATGAACCGTCCGGATGTGCCGCGCTCGGCCATCGACAAAGAAGCCCACCTGATGATCGCCTCTTTGGCGATGCTGTGCAGCCGCCGTAACCACGGTCTGGATACCGCAGACATCAAGAGCTTCGTGTTCTTCAACAAGTCCACGGACGTCCCGGCCCAACTGTCGCGCATCCACGTGTACGACACCATCAAGGGCTTTGAGTCCAACATGAAGGACCCGATCTCGGCTGCCTACCTCAAGCGCGATCAAGACGACCTTCAGCCGAGCATCTTCGTGCCGTACAGCTGCGATGGCTTCATGCCAGCCGTGGCGCAATCGAACACCAGCCTGTTCTTCGGTATCGAGAACACCTCGTTCTCCGAGATCCGCACCGAGCTGGAAAGTCTGAAGAAGGAAATGGAAATGCAGCGCAAGACCCGCGCCAGCGCCGTGACCTTTGCAGGCGACAACGATGAAGCATCGGACACCGGTCTGATCTTCTAAACAGTGACGACAGCGGGAGCAATCCCGCTGTCCTTATGCCGGGAGACAAGGATGACAACTACCGATTCTAATCAACCCGAAATAACTCAGCAGGAACGTGAAAGCGCACTGTGGAGAAAATTGGTCAGTGCAGCAGGGACGCACAAGATCGCCATCCATTTGACTGATCGAGACAACCGTCTCCACCGTCCTGTTCACACCCCCGGTCAGCTGATCGAGTACCTCGATAAGTACATCGAGTAAGGAGTCTCCATGTGGATCAACCGTAAGCGCTTGATGGTAGGTGATAAGTTTATTCTGTCATCTGAGAAAACGTTGGACGAACAGAATGTTTACACGGTCCGAGATCGGGTACAGGTACTGAACATCCACACCTTACTGTCCCAGCGTGACGATATCCACGGTGGTTCGCGCGCCTATCCCCGAGAGATGGAGGAGTGGATTCAATACGACGGCGCCGAAGAACATACAGCTTTCCGCGTGGATACAGGCGCTGCGTATCTCCGTATCGGTGGCGATAAAGCCACGACCGGCGATCAACCGTTCTTTGCCTTCCCACCGAAGGTTTTCCTCGTCTCTGAACTGTAACATACCCATCATCCCGTAGGAGTATCATCATGACCCGCCGCAACGACCCAGCCGACATTATCCGCGACACCGATGGCAAGCCCATGTACGTCATGCAACCTGCGCAGAAGACTGGGCAGACCCACTACGTCAATGTCCCAGGCGGTGCACGCCTGTTGATCGTCACCTTCAAACTGCCCGTGGCCGAGCGCTACCTCAGTGACCCGGACTACACTCAGGATGTCCGTCCGATTGCCTGGCCGTTCATGCACCCGTACTGGTTGACCGAATTGGCCGAGACCCATGCGCAGTTGATGGCCTACGTCGAGTCCAGTGAGGAATTGCTGACCTTCTGGCCAGAAGCGATCGAGATGGTCGTCATGGACGAGAACGTTTCCCGCTACGAGTTCACCGACGAGTTCCCAGTGCCGGATTGGTGGTTGGAAGTCACCGACCCTGCCTTCGAAGTCGCCCCACCGCGTGTGGGTGTGGTGCGGATCGTGGAACCCAAGTCGGACCTGTCGATCATCTTCGCCACCGAAGACGCCGATTACGACGTCCAGCTGAACAACCTCAAGCTCGAATACGGCAAGCACGAGAACCACGAGTTCCAGCAGGAATACACCTCGTGGCGTGACCTGCAGATCGAGTTCCGCGAGACCCGTACCCTGGAAGCGGCACAGAAGCTGGCCAAAGAACTTCAGGACTTTGACAAGTCCGATGACGACGGCCTGCAAACTAACCTGCTGATCTGAGAGATTAGTCATGCCCGATATGATCAAAAATAAGGTCACCAAGCTGGCTGAGGCGGCAGGTATCACATGGACTACAGCCGACGACCTCGCATGCGCAGCCGAACGGATTGCTCGAGAACACCCCAATGCCGTCATCGATGTTCAGGTCTCGGCCGGGTGCCATAACAGCCCCTCCGTCACCGAACTGCGTTTGATCGTAAAGATGACCGATCTGAGGAGCGATACATGAGCTACGCCGAGAATGTTAAACGCACT